AAATTCTCTTTGAATAATAGCTCTATAATCATCAGCCGTCACTGCTCTGTTTTGAGATGTATAAGTCAGGGGAGCGTTATATCTAATAGATTCAAGTGTCTCTCCGTCAGCTCCACCCCCTGCTGTTTTAACTGTGGTGACTGTAATATTAGAAAAGCCACCAATATTATCTACCATCTGAAATACATTAGCACCATTTGCTTCAGTACCATTTGAATAAACATAATCAAGAGTTACAATATTATTGTTTAAAGGTTTAGAACCAGTTACTCCATCACCGAAATAAACTTCATAGAAACCAGAAGTATTTTCTTGTAAATGATATATCTTACTTGAAGCATCTACATTTAAAAGAGTAGCAAACAAAGTAAAGATATCAAAAGAAGTAGATTCCTCGTTAGCTTGTACTCTTGTTCTGAGTGTAGAAGTATCAACATTTTTATGAGGGATCTGATGTTTCTGATTTTCAATATCATTATCCACTCTGTATTTAATAGAGTTATAATTACCTTCTGCGATATCTACGTTATTATAAGTATATGTACTACCAGAAATTGTAGCTGACTGAGTATTTAAAGTAACAAATTGATATGTCTCTCCATCTACTGAAGTACTTAATTTAGTTCCTCTTGGGAGATTTAAGTTTGTTGGCTTATTACCAGCAACAGCTGAAACATCGACAACTAAATTAACGCTTGCTCGCGGTGATAGCCGCGACGCCGGAACATATCCTAGCATACGAGCTCTTGAGACTGCATTACCTCTAATTTGAGCTGAGTCTAGAAAAGCTTCGTTTAAAGCCAAGTGTCCGGCCATAGCATTATAATGTGTATTATAAGCTAGAACGTCTAATAGTACATTCAGACCTGCTCCATCAAAATCATAGTCATTAAAGACTGTTTGTCTCTTAAGGAAATTTTTAAGATTTCTTTTGATGTCGTCGAAGTCTAGTTCGGTTGTTTTTAAATTTGATGCCATGTTATTACCTTAATCTTTGTAGAACGATCTCTACCTCTGTATTTAAATCCATTTCGATTATTTGAAAATGCACAGTAATACGATATGCATTTCTATCTGATTGATCTTCAATACCGACTCGATTTACTCTTATTCTTGGTTCGTAGTCGATCAGTACTTGTTTAACACCATCTGATAATTCGTATTTAGTAATAGCATCAGCTGGTTCAAATAATAGACCTCTTAGGTTAGCTCCAACCAGTGGCTGAAAAGGTCTTTCAAAGAAGTTAGTTAAGATTAAATTTTTAACTGCGTTCTTTATTGCTGCATCATCTTTCAATGGCATGATATCATTACGTATTGGATGACGAGTTAATTTAAGATTTAAATCCGCCCAGCCTTTCTTACGTGATACCGTACTAATTGGTCCTGATGATGCTGATCTGTCGCTACTATAGTTTGCCATATATCTATTTATACTCTTAGTCTTCTTCTTCTACTACAGGTTTTGCTATTGTAGGGAATTGATTTGATCCCTCTTCTCCAGCTGCGATCACTTCTCCAGCTGCATCGAGAGCGGCTTCAGGTACATTTAACAAGGGAGTAATTGATACCGTGATACCAGCAGGGATAGCTAATGATGTAGGTAATCCAATAATCTTTAAGAAGTCACAGAAGGTAAAGGTAATATACTGTACCAGCGCACTTAAACCGATGGCTTCGAAAAAGGCTGTTACCTTTTCCATCCATTCAAGTATTAAGAACTTGGGCCATTCCTCTCCGAAATCTCTTAAACGAGTTTTAAAGCGATCCATTTTCTTTTCCATACTCTCGACAAAGTCATTCGGTTCACCACCTAATAAGTCCATCAGAGTATATCCGACCAGGGAAATTTTTTCCAGGGCCGCCAGAGCCTCTTTGCGTAAAGAGTCTTTGATATCATCCGGCGCACTTTTAATCTGTGCTTCGAGCGATTCGATTTTATCTTTAATTAATTGCTCAACGTTTATATCAGTTAAGACAGGAAGAGCCGGTAAACCGAGAGGTTCCCATATTGAACTGAACTTATCGATCAGGCCACCAAATGCTCCGTGTAATATTCCAAGCGCTCCCTTATTGAGTTGTGACATAATATAATTCCAGACCGCCTCCGCTTTGAAATCATTTACCTCTAGCCCATAGGTACCATCAAATGTTTTATATGTATCAGGTATTAAAGCATAAAAGGTATCAACCTCTGCAGCTATCTGAGCCTTTAGAGTTACTTTATAATTAGGATCGGTAAATAGTTTAACAACATCTATTGATAAACCCATAATAGGAACAGAGAAAGATATCGGTAATACTGAATCAACAATCTCCATTATCTTTACTTGAACAAATAAGTGATACTCTTGTACCATAGCTGTGATACGTCTTTCCCATTCAATCTCAGGTACTGTTAGAGTAGGAAACACTGGGTCTGATATAGAGATAGGAAAGGAACCTAAAAGGTCTTCTATTGATTCTAATAAATCTCTAAGTTGCTGAGCCTCTTTCTCCAATCCATTCATTTCCAATAGAGAGATTTGGTTAATAATATTATTAAAGATATTAACTAAGTCTGTAGGCTTAGGTAGTAATACCGAATCACAAGGTAATGATATACTCGTAGCAGTCATTTAACACTCATCCTCTGGAAAGTATTTTTTCTGGAGAATTTTTTTTTCTGCTGAAAATCTCTGAAATGAATCTGAGGCAAGATATGCTAGCCCCCCGTAGACCACCGCCGCCTTTTCCGAGCCAATATAAAGCCGCGCTTGAGATATACTGTTTACTTTCTTATATAAATGTGTTATAATAACCATAGTACTATGCGTTGAGTTTTATATTAGACGCTATAATAGATACTGTACCATCCGAATTAAACACTATTTTCGAGCCAGTTTTATGTTTAATACTGATGCGCTCTGAGCCGTCTGTGTTATCTATTTCTATTAGATGCCCTGCCTTTGACTTATATACTTTGTTTTCTATAGAGGACTCAGTGGGGATGTCTTGTGTCCCTTCTGTCTGTGTTGCAACTGATCCCATTACCATAGGGTCTTGAGCAGATGATCCGTCTCTAAAGAATCCGACCACCCATGAACCAACCTCTAAGTGGTGGTTCCCTCCATTACCCTTTATAGAAGCGCTCGTTACTGGCATTATAACTGTTGCCCAAGGTAAATCAGCTGTTGTAATAACGTTCGTATCCATTGAATGGAACCCTATACAACGTACTCTTACTCTATTTAGATTTAATGGATCATCAATATCTTCTATTATACCTGTATACCAAGTAAAATGTTGTCCTATAAAGTCGTCTGATCTCATAGCTCTACCTCTTTATCATAATCTATATTGCTCGTATCCTTCCTACAGTGTAGTACCATATTATATTCTTGGTCATAACTGAACTTATGCTCTATATCATATACCATATAGACACCACTCTTATTGTTATCGATTGACTTAGATCCACTCTTATTTAACTCAGGATCTATACTCTTTGGTATCTTAAGCTTGATCTTAGTACCAGCGGCTATACGAGGATCACCACACACATTTACGTTTATTTGAGACGCTTCCATAGAGGCAGTTTTTGATGATGCATTTTGTATATTCTCAGATAATGCATCATGATAATTTTTAAATCCTTTAAACGCTAAACTATTCAGTGATGCATTATAATCTTTTGCACCTACGAACTCTTCTAGTCCCTTATCTAAGAACTTTTTACTCTTTTTATATGATCTATACTTATTATCTGTTATAATAAAGGAATCATCATACCTATATTCCTTATCTATTACGTATTCCTTAGTGGATATATCAATAGAAGTATATGAAGAACCATACGCTCCCTTCTTTAATGAGTTAAATACTGTTGTTTCTGTCGGTGTAGATATGGATAGTATCTTCTTTCTTTGTTCTATTTGATCTTTCTTATCCATTGGATTAATATCATTATAAAAAGGTTTTTGTTCATATTCCGCTTCGACTGATGCATTCGCTAACTCCTTTAAAGATGTAAACGTAACTGCATTATCTCTTAATGTTTCATAAAAAAAGAATGGATATCCATTGTCAAAAGCATTACGAGACAGCCATTGTATTGCATTAATAGGTCGTAGACTTGGATATATACCCTTTACTGTATGAGTACTATTGCTTATATGACCAATCGTTTCTTCTTGATTCAGATCTTTAACTAATATATCCTTAACTAACTTACCTATATTCCCTTCAAACTTACGATTCAATAACATTAATTGATTCAAATAAGCATGTTCGCTTACGCAGATGAGCTGATAAGTCTGTACTCCTGGCTTTGGACGTACGTAATTAATGATATCTGCAATATAGAACTTATGCTTATACTTAATCTTACCTTCAGGAGTATCCTTACTCAACTGCATATCGATGTATTCGTCACCCTCTAACTGAAGATCTTCCAACATATTCAGGCCGTCCATGATATTCATTGTACACATAAGGGAATGTTGATGCACACTCTCTGTGATAGAAAAGTCCGTGATAATCTGTTTAACATCGACAAACGTATCGGTCTGTCCATTTGGATATAATCGTATATGATCTCTCTTATACTGATTAATTGGCTGATTGTTAGCCATTGATTAATTCCTCAAAAGTTTCAGCAAACTGCTCAATGTAATTCGGATCAATAATATTAATTTTAGACCGTGTCTCATTTAAATCGAATAGATAACTTCTATTGGATGTATAAGATGGTGCTGCGACTGAACCCTCTTGAAGAACAAGATTAGTAAGTACATCATCTGTTGTTGAAAAGAAATTAGCGTTCGATACATGTGACTCTGCATTTGGTTCAGGATGTATATAAGTATCTGATGTATCCAAATGAGGTGCATGCCAATGATGTGGCGCTTCAGCATATTGCCATACCTTCCATGTGGCGACTGAATCTGTTGAAGTACTTCCAACAACGGCTTCTAGGTTATTACCTACACCATCACCAATAAAGGAACCTGTTACATTCTGTACGATTAATTGATTCAGATATATATCTTTCTTTGTTAACGTACCTGTGGCAAATGAAGTACCACCCGTAATAGTCTCTCCTACTTGAAATCTACCTGCCAAAGAGTTACGAAAATCAACGATTCCACCATCAGTATTACGTACTACATTGGGTCTTGTCTCAATTGCGATACCATTATACTCTGTTTCAATGTATTTAAATAAGTCTCTTTGACTCATGGGCCAATTAGCCATTCCATCGTGTAGAAAATCGTTAACAATAAAGAACGTCCAATAATAGTCAGGAGTACCGTATAGTTTTTGTGAACAGATATCAGGTCTTTGACCATCTGGTATTGTATACTTACGATATGTACTAATATTATCAGCGAAATTCTGTAATGGACGTGCATGTCTAAAGATATCTACTACATTTTGTATGATACCATCACGATTGAAATCATATCCAACCTTAGGAAAGAGTTTAAAATACGCCATTAGTTCTGATCTCCAGTTGTTTCAGTAGAAGGTATAGTATATGGAGCTTTAAATTCTCTATGATATTCAGCTGTATTATACTCTTCTGGAGCACCATATAGGTCCTCTCTCTTAAGAGCTTTCGACTCTTGAAACGTAAGTGCTAATTCTAATTCAACCGGTGCACCTGTTTTATGGAATAGATTGGTTGAACTATTAAAGGTTGATGTCATATTCAATAGATATGAATACTGTATGAATGGCATATACTTATTTGGACCTGCTTCTCCACCCTGTAGTTTCATGAATTCAATTTTAAAGAGAGGTGGGTATTCCAATAAGAAATCAGATGAGCTTGCCTTCTTAGGATATAAGAACTTTCTGAATGTGTTCTCAATGTTTTTAATAGCGTCTGATTCGTCGGGAGATTCAGCTACCATTTTAAAGCTAAATGCGAACGATCTTAAGTTTGTACCTGTAAACTGAACGTTAGTATATGGGTTAGATGCGACACCACCTGTAATCATCCCGGCTTGTCCGGCGGCTCCTAACTTACCGGCCGCTCCTGTCGTCGCAGCTGATACTATATCAGCGATCAATGCACCTTCACTTGCCTTTTCTTTTCCAGACATGATGTCACCAACTGCGTCAATACCACCACCAAGAAGACCTAGATCAGCCTGTGTATAACCAGCAGCATCAGCCACTGAAAGACCTGGAGGTGAATAAAGGTATATACTTCTTTGATCTTCTAGTGTTTTCCTATCAACGATTCTAAAACGAATAAGCTCTTGTCCATCCTTTTCCGTTAGGTTTAATGGATAACGTAGAATTGGACCTGGATCTCTAGATCCTGATGCTTTCCCAGCTAATTTGTTTCTTACTTTTTCTGATATCTTTTGACCTATAGCCATACTCTCTTCCTATATAAATAACTATACTATTTATAAACTATAAGAGTATTTATATGAGTTACAAAGGCAAATACAAAATTAAACACCCTGAGAAGTACCTAGGTGACTATACCAAGGTGGTTTACCGTTCTCTATGGGAAAGACAAGCATTCAAATGGTGTGAATCTAACTCTAGAATTAAAGCGTGGAATTCTGAAGAGGTTGTTATACCATATAAGTGTAAGACCGATAATAGAATCCATCGGTATTTTATTGATCTCTTTATTGAAATGGATAACGGCGATTGTATATTGGTTGAGATTAAACCAAAGAAACAGACAACAGCACCAAAGAAACCAAGTCGTAAGACTAAGAAGTATATCAATGAGGTCACAACCTATATAAAGAATACATCCAAATGGACTGCAGCAAATGACTTCGCTCAACACAAAGGTTGGAAGTTTCAAATATGGACTGAAGACACTTTAAAGAATTTAGGCATCAAACTACTTAAGTCTTGATATAAATAGTACTATGGCAAGTTTATTCGATACACTACAAGCAGGCGCTTTCCGAGCTGGCATTCAAGCTAGGACGGACAAATCGCGTAATTGGTTCTCTAAACGAGTTAAAGAATTAGGTACTGTTAATAGAAATAAACTCATGAGAGATGATGCATTAGAATCTACTGCTAATCCTAAAGTAGGTGATATGATTATGTATTTCTATGATCCTAAGATGAAAAAAGAATTGCCATATTACGACAAGTTTCCATTAACTATTTTAGTTCAACCTACAAAAGGTGGGTTCCAAGGACTCAATTTACACTACCTTTCACCAAATGTAAGGGCATTATTCCTTGATAGACTAATGGATCTCGCACCAAAAAACATCACTGATTCAACTCGTTTAGCACGGATAAGATACAATACTATCAAGGGTGCTAACAAATATAAAGAGTTTAGACCTTGTTTTAAGCAGTATTTAACGAGTCAAGTCAAATCAAAAATAGTAAGAGTACCCATGACTGAGTGGGAAATTGCAGTATTCATGCCAACGCAACAGTTCCAGAAAGTTAAAGATACAAGCGTTTGGAGATATAGTAGAGACGCGTATAAAGGATAACAATGGCTAATTCAATCGACGATTTAAAATCAACAATACAGAATCATGGCGGCTTGGCCATGCAGAATAGATTCAATGTAATATTTACACCCCCAAAGCTTTCATTGATTAACTTAAACGCAAGTACTCTATTGGCTGGTGCCATTTCAGGTGGTGGTCTATCTCTTAAGAATTTTATTAATGACCCTAGAGATCTATCTCTTATGTGTAAGTCAGCATCTATTCCTGGTAGACAGATCAGTACTGCTGAACATTCAGCTCATAAAGAACAACATAAGTATATTACTGGGTTTATTGATGAAGATGTTACATGTGAATTCCATATTACTCAAGACTTTTTTATAAGAAATATGTTTGATGATTGGGTTAAACAGATCTTTGACACAGAAACATATAGTGTAAGCTATAAGGTAGATCATGTATCTGATGTAATTATACAACAATTGGATAAAGAAAACAATCCAATATATGCAGTTAAATTAAAGAATGCATTCCCTACATCGTACGCTGGAATGCCTTTAAGTAATGATGCGGCGGATACTACTCAGGTATTGAGTGTAACGTTCTCATATGATAAATTTGAAACACTTAATCCAGTAGCTGGCATTGGAGCTGGTATAAAATCTGTAGCAGATAGGATTATAAATATATTATAATGAATTGGTAACTTAGGAGAAATATAATGGCTTTACCACAAGTAAATAGTTCACGGTATACAGTATTTGTACCAGGACTAGGCAAGGAGGTTGAATTTAGACCATACCTTGTTAAGGAAGAAAAAATACTCATGGTAGCAATGGAATCGAATGATCAAAAACAGATTCTAGGTGCTATTAAAAATGTCATTGAAGCGTGTGTTTTCGAAGACATTGACGTTAATAAACTCGCAGTGTTTGATCTAGAGGTATTGTTCCTCCATTTAAGAGCAAAGTCTGTAGGTGAAAGAATTAGTGTTAATGTTAAATGCCAGGCTAAAGAGTGTGGATTAGAATCACCCGTTGAGATTGACTTAGATGATATCAAATCACCTGAAATAAGTGATGATGATAAAATCGTTATGTTATCTGAGGATATTGGTCTCACATTGAGATATCCATCATTCGAAGATATACAAAAGTTTGACCCAGAATACCTAGAAAAGATTGATGGTATTATGGAACTATTAGTGTTATGTATTGATAATATATTTGATACTGAAGAGGTATATGAAGACTCTAGTGATAAAGAAAAAATGGAATTTATTGAAAATTTAAATACTGATCAATTCCAAAGTATTTCTAGTTTCTTCGATGGTATGCCATCACTAAAACATGATATAAAGTTTACGTGCGTTAAATGTGAGCATGAGAATAAGGTAGAACTAAAAGGTATTCAAAGTTTTTTTACCTAAGCCTCTCACATGATAATCTGGTAAACCATTTTAAAACAAACTTTGCTATGATGCAGCATCATAACTATAGTTTAACTGAATTAGATGGTATGTTACCATGGGAGAGGGAGATATACGTTACTCTTCTTAGTGAACATATCAAAGAAGAGAATAGAAAAGCTGAACAGCAGCAGAGGAAAATGAACCGATGAGCGAAGAAGAAGTAAAGAGTAGTAACCAAACACATCCGGCCGATACAAACGGTGATGGTAAGGTTTCGAAAGAAGAACATGATATGTATCTTGAATTTAAGCGTAAAGAACTTGATGACCAAGACGCTATGCGCGATGCTCAA